GCTTCGCGTACCTCCCCGAGAACCGTCACCAAGGTCCTAACAGGTCCATTTGCGGGGCAACCTAGTCCAAGCCAGTACCTAACATGACCGAGCCAATACCAATCCAAAAGGGGGCTACCCAAAAACCTAGGTTGATGGGGGCCACAAAACCCCGGATCATGAGCCCCGCATTAAAGGGTCATTCATACGGCGATGCCTTTGCAGCATTTTGCAAAAAGTACAATTATGAGCTGATGCCTTGGCAAAAATTTGTAGCTGATGATTTTCTCACTGTAGATGCTGACGGTAACTTCATCAGAAAGACAATCTGCATACTGGTTGCTCGGCAAAACGCGAAAACGACACTTGCGTATTGGCGCATCCTCTTTGGCCTGTTTGAATTGGGCGAACGCAACATTGTGGCGATGTCATCTAACCGATCAATGGCTTTGGTTACATTCCGGCAGGTTGTTGCCATTATTGAAAACAACGATGAGTTGCGGGATCAAGTAAAACTAAATCGTGGCGTTGTAGGCCGCTTTGCTAATGGCCAAGAAAGTATCGAATTAAAAAATGGTGCTAGTTACAAAGTAGTAGCAGCTACACGCGATGGTGCGCGCGGCCTTTCGGCTGATGTGCTATTTGTGGATGAGCTTCGCGAAATTAGCGAGGAGGCCATGAAAGCTGCAAAACCTGTAACTAGAGCGCGGCCTAATTCTCAATCCATCTTTACTTCAAATGCCGGTGATGCGTATTCCTTAGTTTTGAACGATCTCCGGGAGCGCGCGTTGTCATACCCTGATAAATCCCTTGGTTGGTATGAGTATTCAGCCCCACAGCATTGCAAGATAGATGACCGCAAGGCATGGGCGATGGCAAACCCCGCGCTAGGCATAACCATAACTGAGGATGTATTAGCTGAGGCAGTTTCTACCGATAGCGTGGAAACCATTAAAACTGAAATGCTTTGCACTTGGGTTTCATCGCTGACTAGCCCTTGGCCTAACATGGCATTTGAGGATTGCGGCGATAAGACCTTACAAATGGGGCCGGGGCCGCTTACTTACTTTGCATTTGATAAAGCGCAGAATACTCGCACCGCTAGTTTGGTTGCCGGGCAATTGCTACCTGATGGGCGCATTGGTGTTGGGATATTGCAACAATGGCGCAGTGAGGTTGCAGTTGATGACCTACGCATTGCCGCTGATATTAAAGGATGGGCCGATAAATACAATCCTGCGGGCATTATGTTTGATCACTATGCCACCCAGTCCATTGCGCAACGCTTGGCGGTATCGGGTTGCAAAATGGAGGATGTATCAGGGCAGCAGTTTTATCAGGCTTGCGGTGATCTACTTGATGCCATCGTCGCCAAGCGCATTACCCATTCAGGGCAACCCGAGTTTGTGGAGTCCATGAATAATTGCGCAGCCAAAACCAATGAAGGGTCATTCCGCATTATTCGCCGCCAATCGGCAGGTTGCATTGCCGCTGCGATTTCGCTGGCCATGATTGTCCACAAAATGAGCCAACCCGTATCAATCCCACAAATCATGGCGGTATAGACACGCCCATTGTCCGTTTTGCACATTATGTCGTAATTGGGTGCTATAGGGCTATTATCCCGCTATGGGTATATTGTCGCGATTGCGTTTGGTTGATGATTCACAGTCTAATGACCCGCAAATTGTTGCACAGTATGGCCCGCCCGTTATGGATGCACCTTATGGTGTTAATTATTGGAACAACGGCACAGGTCTAGGTTATAGCGATACCGCAATTGATTTAGTAAGTGCGATGCAAGTGCCATCAGTTGCAAAGTGCAGAAATTTAATTTGCGGAATTATTGCAGGCATCCCATTAGAGCTTTACAAAAAATCAACAGGCGAGGAATTGGGATCACCAGTTTGGTTAGAACAACCCGATGAACGGCAACCGCGTTCAGTAACAATTGCATACACAGTGCAATCATTAGTATTTTATTCGGTTGCGTATTGGGAAGTCACCGCAGTCTATTCCGATGATGGCAGACCTGCGCGTTTTGCATGGGTACAAAATGATCGCGTAAGTGTCAAGTTAAATAAATACAACACTGAAGTTGATTATTACATGGTGAACAATGAACGCAGACCAGATAACGGCGTTGGCAGTATCGTAACTTTTCAATCATTAAATCCGGCTGCCCTTGTTTCCGGTGCGCGCACAATACGGGCAGCCCTCGATATTCAACGCGCAGCTGCTATCGCTGCGGCGACACCAATACCATCTGGCCACATTAAAAACAGCGGTGCAGATTTGCCTGAAAATGTTGTGCAAGGATTATTAGCATCATGGAAAGCCGCCCGCACATCGCGAAGCACCGCGTATTTAACTAGCACTTTGGAATATGTGCCAACACAATTTTCACCTAAGGACATGATGTACACAGAGGCCATACAGTCACAAAGTACCGAAATTGCGCGTTTAATGAATGTGCCTGCATACATGTTAAGCAGTGATGCAAATGCAAGCATGACATACCAAAATGTTTTGGATGCTCGGAAAGAATTTTTTGCGTACACACTTGCACCTTATGTTTGCGCAATTGAGGATAGGTTAAGCATGAATGATATCACCGCCAATGGCAACATTGTGCGTTTTGCAGTTGATGAAACATTCTTGCGTGTAGATGCAACAGAAAGACTTGCAACAATAGAGAAACTGCTATCGCTGCAATTGATTACGCTAGACCAAGCAAAACAAATGGAAGATCTATCACCGAATGGAGATGCTTCGTGAGATTAGAATTTAGCAGCCCAATTGAAGCGGCCGATGGCGAGCGCAGAATTATTGCGGGCGTTGTTGTACCGTTTAATCAAATTGGCAATACATCAGCAGGGCCAGTTATGTTTGAGCGCGGGTCAATTGCGATTCACGACACCGCAAAGGTAAAACTGCTATTGCAGCACCAACCGAACGCAATCCTTGGCCGCGCTCAATCCTTCAAAACTACTGATGAAGCTATTTATGGTTCATTCAAAATTTCAAATTCTGGTGCCGGCCAAGATGCTTTAATCATGGCAAGCGAGGATTTGATTTCCGGGCTATCCATTGGAGTGGATGTTCAAAAGTCAGAACCCCGCGATGGATATTTATTGGTCAAAGCTGCTCGAATGATGGAAGTTTCATTGGTCGAAAGTCCAGCATTTACAGCTGCGCAAGTAACTAGAGTTGCCGCAAGCGAAAGCGAAACGGTAGAAGCCGCAACATCAACTAACACAACAACAGTAACAACAACCGAAACCGAAAGTGAGGATGTCATGCCGACAGCCCCAGAAACACCAACACCTGAAGTACCAGCAGCACAGGTAGAGGCTCCAGCAGTTGAAGCCTCACGCCCAATTGTTAAACCAGCATGGGATGATAGCCAACGCGTTCGTCATGGCATCACTTCAGCAGGTCGCTATCTTGAACACTCAATCAAAGCAGCTCAAGGAAATTCAGAGTCAAAACTTTGGATCACTGCCGCTGATGATTTCTCATCCGCTGGTTTAGGTTTCACACCAACCCAGTACCTCCGCGATATTGTCACAACTTCAAACTTTGGCCGTCCAGCCGTAGATGCAGTTTCAAAACAAGCATTACCGTTAAACGGGATGACCATAAATCGGCCAAAATTCACTACTTACCCAACAGCGACTGTTGAGGCTGAAGGCGGCGCAGTAGATAATACTGATGCAGTTTCCGCCTATCTTACAGCAAGCGTTTCTAAGTACAGTGGAATGCAAACGCTATCAATTGAGCTCGTCGAGCGTTCTGACCCTGGCTTCATGGATGCAATTATGCAACAACTTCAATTGGCTTATTTGAAAGTCACTGATCAAGCAGTCATAACCGCGCTAAACAGCGGCACAATCGGCACAAAAGATTATGCAGCAACTTCAGCGGGCATCATTGATTTTATTTCAACTGAAGCACCATTGGCTTATTCAAATTCATCATTCTTTGCAACTAACTACCTATGCGGAACCTCGCAATGGTCATTGTTAATTGGTGCAACAGATTCAACTGGCCGCCCAATTTACTCAGCATCACAACCAATGAACGCAGCTGGTCAATCCAATGTGTCCAGTATTAAAGGCAATGTTCTTGGTCTTGATTTATTCGTTGATAAAAACTGCGTTGCAACCACAATTGACAACTCGGCTTACATCATCGCACCTGAAGCATTGACCGTATTTGAAAGCCCAACCGCTTTCATGTCAGTAAATGTGGTTTCAAACCTTCAGGTACAAGTGGCCATTTATGGTTACATGGCAACAATGCTCAACATCGCAGGCGGTATTCGTCGCTTTAATGTTGCGTAGTTAAACCCCTAAGTCGGCTTGCAGGGTTCAGAGGGCCTGACCCTGCAAGTCATTAGAGAAGGAGAATGGAATGGCTGCCACTTATGTTACCGAGGCCGAGCTACGCGCTGACCTTGGAATTGGCAATCTCTATTCGTCCACAATTGTTGAGGAAGTTTGCCAAACTGCCCAAGATTTATTAAATCAATTTCTGTGGTTTAACACTGCATCGGTTGTGGCAACTTCAATCGCATCTAACATTGCAACACTGACTGTTGCTTCACCGGGCATTTTTGTAACTGGTCAAAGTGTCACCATTGCAGGTTGCGGGGCTACTTTTAACGGTACTCGTACAATTACCGGGATGGGGCCTGCAACGGTTGGCACGAATAACATTTTCATCCCGTACCCATTTAATTACCCACGCGGCTATTCATTCTTGCAATTCGCGATTACAGCTGCGGATCAAAATTATTATTTAGTGCAGCCATACGGCACGATGACTGGCCCCGATACCAAAACCGCTAGTTATGCCGCAACACCAGCAGTGCGCCAAGCTGCGATGATTTTGGCAGTATCAATTTGGCAAGCTCGACAAACCACACAAACAGGCGGCATGAGCGTTGATGGATTTACTCCAAGCCCGTTCAAAATGTCCAACACTTTAATGGCATCTATTCGTGGCCTCATTGCCCCGTACATGACCGCAAATTCAATGGTGGGGTAAATGACCGCCGCCCTAACCACACTGCGCTCCACACTTGCCACAGCACTTACCAATGCAAGTGTTTGGAATACCTACGCCTACCCGCCAAGTGTCATCACAGCAAATTCTGTAATTATTGTGCCAGCAGACCCATACATCACGCCAAGCAACAATGTGCAAGTTATTCCACCGCTTGCCAACTTTCGCGTGTTGATGACGGTGCCATTGTTAGATAACCAAGGCAATTTGAACGGCATCGAGGACACCATCGTTGCAGTATTTAATCTGCTCAACTCATCTGCAATTGTGATGAATGTTGGCACAGTAAGCGCACCATCAGTTTTATCAGCAGCATCAGGGGATTTGCTCACTGCTGATATATCCGTATCAATACTAACTAGCTGGTCATAAGG